TTGCAGCATTTAAATCTGCTCGAGACGTTATTGACGATCTGTCCACAAAACTTTTAGATACAGGAGCTGTTAGAGCGCTCCCGGAAGACGCGCCATTTGGTCAAATGAGTCGATCTAGATTAATAGAGGCTATTAAAGAAAACATAGAGGTTGGTGGTTATCTGCGTCAGAGATACGCTGCATATGAAAACCCTGGCTACAAGATAGCTCAAGGATCTCAACGAGAAAAAGAAATCTTTGATTTAATTAAAAACAGTGCGGGTGGTAGAGAGCAGAACACTGTGTTCAATCATATAAAAGATACATTAACTGATGACGCTGTTTTAAGAGTCACAGATGATCAGACGCTCGACACTTTAACAGAACGTCAAATGAGAGAATACATTCGGCTAATTTTAAGTAGGACTCCTGCCGGATCGGGTGGCCCCAGCAAGTTTATTTCTATGAACGCTGTTCAACGTGTTCCTCTTCGTAAGCTTAATACTCAGTTACTTAATCGTAGGAAAGTAGAAAGCCCAGTTCTAAAAGAAATATTAGGTCAGACAAAAAGCCCGACTGAAGCATACATTGCAACGGTTTCTGATCTATCTACTTTTATTGCTACTGACTCGTTCTACACAAGGTTGAGATCGATTGCAGATGCTGACATGGCTGAAGCATTGTTTCGTCGTGGCAGATACTCAGAAAACTTTGCTTCTCCTGCCGAAAGAGAACGGTTAGCAGAACTTAGACAGCAAAACCCAGCAGCGACTTTAGCGGATATAGGGCCAAAACAAGACTCTCGATACATTAACGTCCCCGAAAGGGTGGCTGCACGACGGGAACGAGTACAAATAGAAATTGATGCAGCAACGCAACAAGGCGCTTCTGAAGGACGGCTCAGGCAGTTGCAGCAACAGTTAGATAACGCTGAGACTGACGTATTGAATGATTTAAAAACAAGAGGCTACTTCGTATTAGGAAGGATGAATAACAACGGAGACATTCTTGCAAAAGACCCAGGTCAGGCTGAAAGTGCTTTTGGCGCAATGCATAATGTTGCTGTGCCTCTACCAATATGGAAATCATTAAGTCGTAGAACATTGAGTGAGGACGAGGGTTTACCTAACCTCATGAGACAGATGTATGGCGGCTTGTTAAAACTAAAAGGTATAACTCAGTTTAGTAAAACCATACTGTCTCCAATTACGCAGGTTCGTAACATAACATCAGCAAGTATGTTTGCTCTAGCTCAAGGCAATGTTGGAACAGGGGCCTCACTAGGTCAGTCCTTTGACTTAGTCATGCGCGATGTTGTTAACAAAAAAATATTGAACGCCGACCTGACTCTTAGCGATGGCGGTATGGACTATCTTATTGATGTTCAAAAGCGCGGAGTCATTGGAAGTAGTGCCGAGCTGCGTGAGATACAGGACAATTTAAGAAGAAGCGTTCGGAACAGCGTAAATCAAGCAATGTCGGATCATGCTCTTGTTTCAGACGTAGCCACCACCGCGCCAAAATCCGCAAGAATCAGTGTTCCATTTACAGGTGAACGCATTGGTGTGGACATCGGATCTCTTGATCCTCAAAACAGAACAAACAAATTTATGCAATTCATGGGCAAAGCGTCTGATGTCTATCGAGCAGGTGACGACGTTTGGAAAATTTACAACTACGAGTTTGAAGCGTCCAAGTTAAGGGATGCATACACTAATATTATAGATAATCTACGCAAAAATCGTGGCCCAATGACCGACAAACAGTTTGAGTTTGCCAAAGATCAGGCTACTAGAAGATTTAAACAATTTCTTGGTGATGAAAATGCTGCATCTCTAGAAGAGGCAATAAAAAATAAAGCCGCAGACAATGTTCGGAACCTGGTGCCTAACTACGAGCTAGTGCCTCAGCTCATAAAAGATATCAGAGGTATGCCTTTTGGTAACTTCATAGCGTTTCCTGCTGAGATCATGAGAACTGGTTTCAATACACTCGAAACATCTATGAAAGAGTTGGCGAGTGACGATGCCGCCATCCGAGAGATTGGAATGCGCCGTTTGATGAGCAGCCTATCTACCTTCTACGTAATAGGCCCTGCTTTGAGAGACACTGCTATGACTCTTACAGGCACCTCTCCGGAAACAATGGAAGCTGTAAATGCACTATCAGCGGATTTCCAAAAGGACTCAATCCTTGTTCCGTTGGGTAAGAATGGAAAAGGTCAGTTGGAGATCATGGACTTCAGCCACTTTAATCCATACGACATGCTAATAAGACCTTTTGAAACAGTTCTTAACTCTTTAGACGAAGAAGGTAAGTTAAGACCTTTGCCGGGTGATGCGGGTGTTCTTGACATCTCCGACAGAGCAGCTCGAATAGCTTTCAAGTCGTTCTTTGAATTTATTGAACCCTTTACAGAAGAGTCGATTGCTCTTGCAGCACTAAGAGATGTAATACCAAAGCAAGGAACTGATGATTCAATCCCGGTCATATCTATGATTGGAAGAGGCGGAGTAACCAGGACAGGAGCAAAGGTTTACAGAGAAGGAGAAACAACAGGCAAGAAGATAGAGAGATCTCTAATTCATGTGTTAAATCAAATGGGTCCATCAAACCTTGTTCCTCTTAGAGTTCCTGTGGGCGCTGATATGTCTGAGTTAGAACTTTCTCGTTTGCCACGCAGCCTGTTACAAGGTGATGAGTTTGGTATCAGCTCAATTGAACCTAGCACAGGCAGAGAATATGCTCCGGCAGGAGAGCTGTTCCGCATGTTAACAGGTCTTCAAACACAGACAGTTGACCCAGATCGGATATTAAGATTTAAGGCCAACGAGTTTAAGAACGCCAGATCTGGCGCAGCAACTTTGTTTAACGACGTTGTTAATAGAGAGTTTGCTGATGAAGATGATTACATACAAGGATATCTTGCAGCAAATCAAGCCAGGCTTGCTGCGTTTAGAAAGTTTGCTGCACAGATAAGGCATTTACAGAACCTTGGATTGAGTGATGCTGAAATAAGAAGAATGTTAAAAAAGGAACGACTTGGCACGGAAGAAGTAAGATCTGTCTTGAGAGGTGACTATCTTCCATTCTCTCCAAATAAAAAGAAGCTGGAGGAAGCCCAAGAAAAGGATCATGAGATCCCGACTAGTTTACTTAGAATTATGCAGCGAGATCTTGAACGTCTGTCTATTGATCCTGATTTTCCTGAACCAGCTCCAAGTGATGCGTTTGATGCAGATACATTTACAGGGCCGAGTAGTTTCTTTGGCGATTTGCTGTCGAGTGCCACACAGTCGGTCTCTCCAGCTCCAGCCGTAACTCCTTCGGTAACTTCTCCAGCATCACCAGCTTCAGCCATAACTCCCCCGGCACCTTCTCCTGCGAGAGTATCGAACATAAACCCAACAATACTTCCAAACGAAGATGACAGGGTCATCGCAGAAAGATTAAGAGCACGAGGTTAGAATGAACAAAGATAGATTGCGTGAAGAAATCGCGGAGGACGAGGGCTGCAAGTATGAAATATATTTGGACCATCTCGGCCTACCCACAACGGGTATCGGTCATTTGATTACAGAAGCTGACGAAGAACACGGCAAACCTGTTGGCACAGTGGTCGAGCAGGAGCGGGTCAAGCAACTGTTCAACCTGGACATGGCTGTTACAGTTGATGAGTGTAAAGTTCTGTATCCAGACTTCGACGAACT